CTTCCCCAGATAAAAACAACAGTGGCTTTGGTGGCTTACTGTTGGTAACAGTTAGGAAACTATAATGAGAAACTTTGGTATCTGGTTAGCAGATAGTCCATTCGGTGGCATGTTGAAGGCAGCACTAGGTGCTGTCCTTGTATACGTTCTAGATAACATTGCGTCCTTTGACCTAGCACCTGTTGTCATTATTGCACTCGGTGCAGCATTGCCAGTGGCAATCAACTATGTCAATGGCATGGACCTACGCTACGGAAGCGTAAGCGAATAATGTATCCAGTTAAAGACATACCTATCTCTACTCACTATGGAGTGACTGGGAAAATCTGGAAGCGTGGTTGGCATGACGGTGTTGACTTCGCTTGCAAGACTGGTACACCTGTGTACGCAGCACGTAAGGGTGTAGTATCCTCAAGTAACTGGGGTGCTGACTATGGCAAGCACATTGTTCAACGCAGAACCTACCCATTAACCACTAAGAATCATCTAGTGTATGCACACCTATCTAAGATATTTGTACAGCCTGGTGAGAAGGTTAAGAAGGGACAGTTGATTGGTCTTACCGGTAATACAGGTAAAAGCACTGCTCCCCATCTTCACTTCGGTGAACGTGATGGTGCTCGCTGGAGCACAAGTAATCCAGTTAATCCTCAACAAACATTGTGGGCATGATGATTGACAAAGTAGAATCAAACAAAGACAAGCAATCCGTTATCTCGGGTAAGGCTGTTGCTGTTCGCATCAATGGCAAGACATCTTGGAAGGGTTCAGTGCGCAGTAAGCGCAACCTATGGGAGACTACCGTACAAGTAGAACTGCCAGGTGGTGGACTACCAAGCATCATCCGCTTCCGTTTCTGCCGTTACCCAGGAACTGCTAAGGCAGATTACACTGGTCACTTCTCTTACCCAGTGCATCCAGGTATGGCAGGTAAGACTGTATGGGTAACACTAGCCCACTCATTTGTATCTGGTGGTGCTATGCCAGTAGGGTTGTTCATTGACCATGATGGTACTGCACCTATCACACTTGATGGTCGTCAAATTAAATCTAACTAAATAAACAAACAAGAAAACCCCCCAAGGAGAAATCCAAGGGGGGTCTTTTTGCATTTAATCTATTGCTTTAACCATGTGTTGGCAGTAACAACCTACTACCTTACACATAGCATGTAGAGTCTTAGCCTTGTACCATAGTTCCCTTCGGAACATATGGGCTAAGGTGTATTCAGAGGACAGTCTTGATGCATCTCCTGCCCTACGACACTCACTGCAAATCATCTACCACAACTTCCTCTTGCTGAACATAGTCATTGTCTCTCTGTGGTGCGAAGCCACCTAGTTTTCTGACCATCTTGTTTAGTGCACGATTGGCTGCCATTGCTGTAGCCCTAGCAGTTGGTCGTTCATTGTTAACCATTTCATGAAGTGTCTTTGAATCAACATCCTCACCATAGAACAAGAACACTAGGTTCTGTTCCTTCTCTTCGAGTTCCTCGAATGCCTTCTTGATGTCCGCAGCGTAAGCCATGAAGTCACCAGACTCAGACGGGGCTTTCATTGTACGCCCCATGTTAGCCATGCTGTTCTCAATCTTCTGCCAGTCATCTGATAGCACAGCAGGAATCATCATCTTGATGAATTCCTTTTTGTAGAAGAACACATCGTCAGGTGCATACCCTTCTACTCGTGCCTTCTCCTTGATGCAGTAGTCATGCGAAGCATTCCGGAGGGAGCGAGCAATTAACTTGTCAGAGTCTTTCGACTCATGTGTAGTTGTCCACTCTTCCATCTTGCGTGGATGTTGAACGAACCACAACCATATCTCTTGTTCTAAATCTGCTTTCTCCACCATTGGATACTTGCGATGATATTCGGATGCAATCTGTCGAACCATTCCTTCATACTCTTGGACAAAATTATCATTAGAACTCATAAACCTTACCCTCAACTACGAATGAACGACCATTGATTGGTACGTTCACAGGAGTCACATTGCCTCTACGCTGATAAAGAATCGTGAATCCTTGCTGCCAGTTAGCACCAGTTTGTCCGAGATAGTGTGCTTGCCCCAAGTCCATGAGATGACCCACTTCCACCCCGTACAATCTGTGTTTAATGGTACCGCCAAAGCCAGTATGTTCGTGTTGAATCCCTTGCTTGTGTGTATGACCGCAGACAACTGAAGCCCCAATCTGTCTAGCAAGGGTAAGAGCCGTACCACCAGGTTGTTTGTTGGCGCGACCTTCATCGCCATGCGCAAGGACCCATCCTGGGGTGAATTGATAAAACTTTTCGTGATACGTAATTTCATTTTCACGATACCGAAGAAGTTTAGAATATTCAAGGTCACGTAGTGATGATAAGGCTGGTGCAAATCGTGTGACGTAGTTTTGGATTCGGTCTCCATGGTTACTCCTCATTGTGTGGAAAGGCTTATCGCCCAGTGCTTCCTTAAATCCTGTCATGATTCTTGTTGTCTCGTCTAGACCTTTCTGTAGAGTTCCTTCAAACTCTCCAGCCAAACCCTTGTTCCAACGTGACGGTTCTGGGCTATCAGCCTCATCACCTACACAGAACAACTCATCTGGTTCGTAGTCTGCAACAAAGTTCATAACTGCACGAGTTGCACGTTTATCTTGATACGGTATTTGCATGTCGGATAGTACTACGATACGCTTCATGTTGTTTCCTTATCTGTTTACTCAGTGTCCCATACACCATCTATGACCATTAGTGCAATGGTTGCATAGTTGGCGATGTCCACGAGTGTGTCTCGGATTGATTCATGCTTTGGTTCTTTGTTGTTATCTATAAGGTTGTTAAGCCTTGCTGTCTTGTCATGCATACGAACACGGATACCATTGAGTGCACCGCCAGGTGCATCAGTAATATTCTTTGGGCCATAGTCTTCATGCTTACTTAACAATGTATCTGCTAACTCATCTTGGATATCATACAGAGCAAAGCGTAAGCAGAAATCATCTACCTCTTCTTTGGCAAACTTAGAGTAACCTGAAGAAGGGTGTCGTTGCTTAGCCTCTTCACGTTCTCTATCTTTATCCCGAAGTCCTTTATTAGGTTCAGTATAACCCCAATCTCCTGCGATGTAAATGTGTCCCTCGCCGAAGTATTCATCTTCCCACTCACTCTTCATCTTACTCATGCTGCTACCTTCCCTCTAAAGAACTCTGTTCCTTGTTTGTTGAATATACTATTAACATCTTCACCATCAGGCATGTTGATTACAATAACTCCCTGAACTTCTCTCGCCAGTTTCTTACCAAAATCCGAACCTGGCTGGTCGCCATCCGCAAAAACATAGATACGCTCGAAGTCTTGTAAGAGTTTCGAGTAATGTCTTTTCCACGAGTTAGCACCAGGAACCCCAATTGCCGGGATACCACACTTTTGCGTGAGCGTGATTGCATCTATCTCTCCTTCACATACTGCTATAAAGTCAGTTGCCTGACCGATTGCTGCTACATTGTATAACCTTGTCTCACTACCAGACATGCCCATGTACTTAGGTTCTTCTCCGTTAATAGAACGGAACCTAATGTCCACCACACCAGTAGGTGTGAGGTAAGGTATGGCTAGCCTACCAACGAACTGTTCATGGCCCGGTAGAGGCTCTACGACCAAGCCCAGGTGGGCTGTATGCGCGTCTGCTAAGGTGATTCCCCGACTTGCTAGATACCCCTCTGCCTCCGCTATGTACTTTGCGTAGTGTACTACTGCTTTGCCCAGTGATTCTTTCTGCGACCTTGACTGCTTCACGAAATTCTATTCCTTCCTTCTCCATAATGATTTTGTAAGTATCACCTTTAATGCCACATCCAAAGCAATTGAATGCGTTCTCTTCTATGTTAACTGTGGCTGATGCATGTGAGTCATCGTGGAATGGACACTTAAGTTTCTGCCACCCATTACGCTCACGATAGATTGACCCACCATAATGCTCAAGCACAGCCAAGATGCTATGCTTTTCCATTAGTAACCTGCTTCCTCCAATAGTTTATACCATCCATGTACTGGCATTGTGGCGTACCACATGCCTACATCGGTAGTACCTTTCTTCTTGTGTACCACTGCACCGGTATCTGCCTTGTCGTTATGCATCTCAACGTCTAACTCTTTGAGCCATGCTGAAAGTTCCATACGCTGATGGTTCTTTACCTCGATAACAACACCAGGAATACCAGCAATATCGCCCCTGTCAAGAAGGCCAGATAGTGCTCGTCGTTCCACATGTTTTCTTCCCTTACTGTTAAGCCAGTTAACTACAGCAGTTTCTGCTGACGTACCCTTTTGTTTACTCTTACTCACGTAGTTCTCGTTCCAGTTCGGCAATGAGTTTCTTTGCGTAGTGTCTTACATTCCTATCGCATTCAACTATGTGGATAAAGATTGTAGTTGTCTCTTGTTCTTGATGGCACTGACTACACTTGATTCTTTTCTTTCTCATCATACCCCTCTGCTGGTATCACTAAGTAGTTATTATCGGATAAGTTTTTGTACGCTTTGCTGATTTTGTACATACAGTGAGCGCAGAAAGATTTAGGTGCAATTGTTCCCAAGACACCTAACTCACTTTTTTCATCAAGCACCATAGTTACATGCGCATCGTAGCCACAAGCAATGCACACTGCTTTCATCGTGCTTCCTCTAGGTCAGCCAAGTACATGTACTCAGGATTGAATCGCAGCCACACTGGCGTGTTACCGGATGGGTCAGCCTTACCATAACGATTCTTTACAGGTGCAACAGCCATCATTTCTTGATGTTGTCCGACTGTAAGGATGAGTGCTGGTAACTGATTAACCATTCCCTGTACTGCGCTTCGTGGTGGGCATGGGTCTGCGCTGTAGGATTCTTTAGTGTGGTGCAGTACAAGCACAGCCGCATTGGTATCTCTTGCAAGGTACTTCAACTCCTTCATAGCAGAACGCATACCACCAAACTCCTCGCCACCATCCATCGCCACATCCATGAGGTTATCAACAATGATTAGTGCAGGTGATTCACCTAGCAATTCTTCGATTGCTGTTACCTCATCATCAATGTCACCAAGTCCAGGGTTGGAATCGAATGACCAGTAGATGTGTCGTGCTTGGGCTAGTGCTTGCTTGGCTTGCTCTGGATTCTCGGAGATTATCTTCTCTGATTCTGATTGTGAATTACCAGTAATCATTGAGTACAATCTCATTGCCATAGTGTGTGCATTGGTATCCGCTGATAGGTACAGAGTTGGTGCCTGCATACGCAGGGCCAGCGCAAGGGCAAGTGTGGATTTACCTGCCCCTGGCTGACCTGCAATCATGCTGACCTCTGCCCTACGGAAGATGATTTGGTTCTCATCAAATGCACGAAACACTGGTGGCATAGGCTCGCCCCCTATATCGGGGCGACCTACTGCTCTCATTAGTGTCTTCATGTTATCTCCTAGGTAGTGATTAGATTAGATGCTATTCCAAGCA